TGAATGTAACATAAATTATCAAGATTTGACAGATATTGGTATGTGGAGAGGCAGTGCCAGCTCATCTAGCACAACCCCTACAACCGGCCTTGACGAAACTGGTGGCGATATAGCCGAACAAAATATCTTTAAAGTCGTACAACTTCCTGTTGAGGTTTCCTGCACTTTCCAAGGCATTCTGCGGGACCAATACGATTTAAACGCTTCCGCCGCGATGGGTGACTATAACGTATCAGACGTTTATCACACAAAGGCAGACGGGAGCGAGACTCCGGGAGATCATGTAGACATATACAGAGCAGATAGAGAAATTAAAATTATTGCCGAGGCTGACGGAGCAAATCTTTTTCAATGGCATTTAGGAGCCAAGAATTATTTAACGTCTTTGGATGTTTCTGGCGGTGACGCCGGGGGCGGAAATGTGGAAGGTACAGTAAGTTTTCAAAATGATCATAGCGAAATCTTTCTGTTAAAGGATAGCACAATTCAAACCTTCTCGACAAATTCCATTTATTAAAAGAGACAAAATGGCTAGAAAAAAACACGCTGGAAGTAAGAAACAACCCATTCGTCCCAAGAGAAAACAACTTAAACCAAAAACAGAAAATCAAGAAGACTATATCGCCGCAATGTCCGAATGCGACGTTACATTCTGCTCAGGACCGGCTGGCTCAGGAAAGACGGCAGTTGCAGTTGGTTTGGCTTGCGAATATATATTAGAAAATAAAATAGAAAAAATTATTATCACAAGACCAGTTGTTGAAGCTGGTCGCGGACTTGGGCATTTACCCGGAACATTAACGGAAAAAGTATCTCCTTATCTTGTGCCTATTTTAGAAGAAATGAAACTATATCTTGGAATGGATACATTTAATTCTATGCGGGCAACAAACACTATTGAGCTTTGTCCACTAGAATATATGCGAGGAAGAAACTTTCATAACGCTTTTATGATTCTGGATGAAGCGCAAAATGCCACTTTTGAGCAGATTAAAATGTTTTTAACTCGGATCGGTCTTGGTTCCAAGGCTGTGGTCAATGGTGATTTGGATCAGACCGACTTGCGCGGCGAAGCGGGCGGTCTTTATGACTGCATGGACGCTTTGACAGATTTAGAGGGTGTTGCGATATGCAGACTGACAGACGACGACATTGTTAGAAATGGAATTATATCTAAAATTCTAGGTCGTTTAAGATAATTTGTGCGATACTTTGATTGTGTGTCGATAATATAGTACGACCACAAACAATTTCCTCGCTGGCAGGGGAGGTTACACTCTGCATCCCGCTTGTCGGGAGGTTAGGTGACACATCCCCGCCAGCGAGTTTTGATATTAAAAAATTGAAAAGGAAAAACATGCCAAACTATGACTTTGAGTGTGAGCCTTGTTGCTATCATACAGAAATATTCATGACGTTTAATGAATATGAAAATCTAAAAGAATGTCCTGTGTGCGGCCAAAAAACTCTGAAGCGTGTGATATTAGGCGCTCCAAACCTGCTTGTTAGAGGTAATCCAACAACTATTGGACAGCTTGCCGATGAAAATACTAGCAAAATGGGTCATTACGAAAGACAAGAAAAAGAAAACAAAGATCGCGGAAACACTCGCTTGACACCTGAACAAAAAGCAAAACGCGAACAGCATCAAAAAATTGTATCCATGACTCCCGAACAAAAAATTAAATGGATTGAAAAGGGTGACTAAATGGAAGATATGCCAAGAAAGCTTAAACCACATATTGCAGTTATAACGTTTAGAATTGACGTAAGGCCAATCAATAGCGATAACACTTTAGACTGGCATATATTAAGAAACGCAGATCTTAAAAAATACAACCTTTCTGAAAAAGGTCAGGTTATTATCAAGGGCGCGAACGAAGCAGAATGCGTCAAAAAAGTTCAAGAAATGATGGAGAAAATATAATGAACAATGAAGACTTATCTCATCTAAATTTGCCCAGCGCTGGGTCTGTAGCTGTGACGTTCTTCGGAAAAGGCGGAACCACTGCTGATGAAAAAGCAGCATTGGCAAAATCTGTAGACTGTAGTTACGATCATGAAAATATCTCAACCCAATATTTTATTATGTTTGGCAGAGGAGAAATTATTGACCCGTACCAAGCAGATTTTGGCTATACGCAAACAAAGCTTAGCAGAATGTACAAATACAAAAAGGTTTCATTAAAATGTTTCAATTCTTACATAAAGTATTTAGAAACCAAAAATAGAATTCACTTTACTACTGCCCGAAGATTATTAATGGAGAACTAAAATGAAAAAAGGTCCACTATCTAAAAAAGAAAAAACATTTATTCAAAAATGTTATTCGTCCACTTCTGTTGCAGAACTATCTTCTAAAATGAATCGTTCTGAAAATATGATTAGTAAGTATGTCGCTACATTAGCATCTAAGTCTTCTGAGAAAAAGGTTGTGGTTAGCGCGGAAGAACAGCCACAAGTTAAAGATATCAGTGATTTGTACGCCCGAAATCAAAAGTATGGAGCTACAATGATGACAGAAACTGCGTCAGTAGCGAGCGATGAAAACAAAAAAGCAAAAGTTAAAATGCCGCAAAGAACGCGGAATTGCATTCATAGGATTAAAGAATGATGAAAAACGGTGTGTGTCTTGAATTTGATTCCTACATGAAAGACATATGTCACAGGCAAACTGTTATGTCTTGGGAAATCAAATTAAGTAACGGAAAAAGTATTTGGGGTGATTACGAAAGACCTGACTACAAAAACTGTTGGGAACGGGTGAAATTTTTCTTCCGTAGTAATCCAGAAATCAAAGCCACAGAAATAAAGCTTTATATGTTTGGCGCTCCCACTCATACGTTTTTTTCTGAAGAAGAGGATGGGTTAGATGGTTTTTCAATATCTAGAGGCGCCGCTAAAGAACAGTTCATGGATGGAAGTTCTAAAGATTATCAGTTTTTAGTTGTGTCATTACTTAGAACTAATTCCGATAAGATTGATGTTAAAAAGTTTGTTTGGCCTTTTAACGAATTCGACAGTGGGCAATCAGTTAGAGAAATCACTAAAGATAATATAGAAGAAATGATATTTCAAAATGGTTCAGAAAAGTTCCAAAAAGTACAAAAGCATATCAACGGGACAGCCGTGTAACGGAGCGCAGTACATTGCTGAGTTAGTTTGCATTCGAAAGGCCGAAAGAGACAACAAGGGAAGTTTAGCTTACAAATTTTGGAATCGTGGTGAGGATTATAAAACGCAAATCCGTGCAGCGTCTAAGCTGATTAAGAAATATAGCGAAGAAGCTGTGTTAAAATATTTAAATAGCCCTAGAGGAAAAAATGTTTATTCTTTGGGGTTTTTGCATAAGTCTAAAAAGTTCGTACTGAATTTAGACTTCGTAAAAGAAGGTGTTGAGAAAGCTCAAAAAGAGCTTGATGAAGAAGCTAAAAAGCCCAAGAAAGTCGCGGAGAAACTTGAGGGCGAATTTAAATCTAGACAGTCAATGCCTAAACAAAAAAGTTTATTATCAAAATTAAGGAAATCAGATGGCAGCAGCTAAAACTCCAGAATATCTAAAGAAACAAATCAAGCAGTATGGAAATATTATCAAGACAGGCACGGATGTTTTACAAGAAAAAAGCAATTATGAAGTGATTCGCATCAGTCCCGCTATTGATGTCGCACTTGGCGGCGGTGTTAGAGAGGGTTGCTGGCTGACGCTAACTGGCGACCCTAAAAGCGGCAAGACAACAACTGCTATGCAAATCGCAGTAAATGTGCAAAAGATGGGCCGAGAGGTAATCTACATGGATGTCGAAGGTAGATTAAAGGATATGAACTTTCAGGTTGAAGGTTTTGATCTTGATAAAATTCATGTAATCGCACCAGAAGACAAGCCCATTCCTGCGGAAGACTTTTTAGATGTTGCATACAAAATGATGAGTCATCCAGATTATCAAGGAGCCGTATTGATTATTGATTCTGTTTCGTCTTTACTTCCCTCAAAAGAGCTTGATGGAGATTTTTCTCCAAAACGAGCAGGTCTTCCAAAAATTCTTTCTATCTTTACTAAAAAGATTGGTATGCTTTTGCCGCGCCAAAGAGGTTTGGTAATTGCTATCACTCATTACATTGCGAATACGGGCGGTTTTGGTAAGGCTAAACTTTCTGATGGTGGCAATAAAATTCAATATCAGGCTGACACAAGAATGGAGATTGCTGGCAGCGGAATGGACACCCCTGCTATCAAACCTTGGACAACTGCTGATGGCGAAAGAATCGGCCAGATTGTGAACTGGAAAATTATTTGCTCATCAATGGGCGCTCCGGGCGGTCAGGTTCAAAGCTATATCAGATATGGAAAAGGTATAGACAGCACTCAAGAGGTTTTGATTTTGGCTTGCGACCTTGGTTTAATTAGCAAGGGTGGAGCTTGGTTTACTTGCGACTTTGTTACTGAGTGCAAGGATTTAATTAAAGAAATAGACAAAGATGCTAATGTTGAGGACGAAGAAGCGCTGATGAAAGCTTATAAATTTCAAGGCCAAGACAAGCTCTACGCTTTTCTAAAACAAAATCCTAAGTTAGTTGATTTTTTAGAGACTCAAATCAAAGCAATGCTATGAAAATAACCGGACTAGATGGTAGAGAGTACACTTGGAACCCTAAGTCTGGAGGCGGAAAAAGATCAAAACTTCACCAAAAGGCTAAAAAAGTACTTGAAAATTGTTATCCGTATGATACAATTCTGGAAGAAGTGACTCTAGCAGGAACGCAAACAGAAAGAAGTCGTTCTAAACTTAGGGGTGACTTCTATATACCGAACAGGAATTTGATTGTTGAAGTACATGGTAAACAACACTTCGAGTTTAACAAGTTTCATTTTAAAGATAAGTTATCATTTTACAAGGCGCAAGCACGCGACCGCGACAAAAAAGAATGGTGTAATGTTAACAGTATAACAATTATTGAATTTAACTACAACGAGACAGAAGATGACTGGCGAAGAAAGATTACAGGAATTTAAGCAAGCTATTGAAGACTGGAAAACTTCTAAGCATTTGAAAGAAGTAAAAGCTCCAGAAAAAGATAGCAGGATCAGTGAATTGCTGAACATGGACGCAGACAGAATGCGTGCGCTAACTTCTGCCGAATGTTTGATGTGCGCCTACGAGTTATATGCTTACGCAGAATATGTAGAAACTGTAAAAGTTAAAGAAAAAAACATTTTAGAGTGGGCAGATTCTTCGATTTGGTATATAATAGGTGGGGTACTTGATCAGTACGGTGGGCAGTACGCTAAATGGCAGCAGCGATATTATGCCGCCATCAAAGAAAATCCGCTGGCTGACGAAATACTTGTAATCAAAAAACATGCCGAAGCTAGAGTCAGAACATTAGAAGGATGTGCTAGTAGAATTTTAAGCATGGCAGACATACTAACCAACTTAGCTAGGAGAAAATAATGACCACAAAAGACAAGATTAAAAAATTACTCAAAAAAGCAAAAGAAGAAGGCGACATCGACATGATAGAGCTTGCTATGGAATTACTCGATGAAATTCCAGTAGAGACTGCTACAATGTCAGAGTCGGAAGCAGATAGGTCTAAGCTGCCATCTAAGTTCTCAGAATTTGCTATGAATAACGTAAGCAATAGTCGTCAGCCAGTTGTAACGCCTCCGGGCAGAGTTAATCAGTTTGTAGACAATGGAACTGAACATAAAGACAAGATCAACCAAACGCCAGATATTAGCAGAACCGAAAGAACTAGACCTAAATTTTCTAAAGTTGTTCAAGTTTGCACTCGATGTAATAAAGAAGTTGAAATTCATCCAACATTCAAACGTGACTTTTTTGTTTGTGACAAATGCCTAAGACGATAAATAAACTAGAAGATTTAGCATCTGAACGAGCTGTGCTGGCCGGATTGTGCCAGCATGGTCTTGATGCTTATCTAGAAATTGACTACGTTACGTCTGAGACATTTACAGACGCAATGAACCAGTTAATATTTGACTGTGTTTACAAATCAATTTCTGAAAATACAGAGGTTGAATTATCATCTATACTGTCCGTAGCAAATAATATGGGCGTAGAGGAAGTAATCAACACCAAAGAAGAGATTGGATATATTCGATCTCTTTTTAACATGCCAATTGTTAAAGATAATATTGGCATTTACGCATCCAAAATAACAAAGCTAAGAGTGGCTAGAGATTTCCGCAAGATGATGAAGGCTTGTGATTCTGAGCTTAGTTCAGTTACAGGCGATGAAGATATCATGGATATTATTTCGCGTGTTGAGAACCGTATTCTGGAAGCCACAGGAGATATTTACCAGTCGGGCAACAAAAAGACAGAGACCATTGGAGAAGGTCTTGACGAATATCTAGACTTCTTAGAAAATAATGTTTCAGATTATATTGGGATACCTTCTGGATTTAGCGATTACGACCGAGCTATCGGAGGCGGCTTTAGAAGAAAGTGTGTTGATTTGGTAGGGGCGAGGCCAAAAGTTGGTAAGTCTATGTATGGGGACGCTGTTGGACTTTATGTTGCTGGAGAAGAAAATGTTCCAGTATTAATGCTTGACACAGAAATGTCAAAAGAAGATCATTACCATAGAATGTTGGCCAATATTTCTGGTGTTGAAATTAACAGAATTGCGAGTGGCAGATTTACCGAAAGTGAGATTGATAAAGAAAAGGTACACAAAGCCGCAGAGAAATTAAAATCAATTCCATACCACTATATTAGCATTGCTGGTGAATCGTTTGAAAATATTTTAAGCCAGATGAGAAAATGGATTTATCAACATGTTGGATTTGATGAGCATGGTAGAACCAATGACTGTCTGATTATTTATGATTACTTGAAGTTGATGGGCAGCGAAGGCATTAGCGCATCTATGCAAGAATATCAGGTCTTAGGCTTTCAAATTACGCAGCTGCATAACTTTACTGTTAAATATGATGTCGCATGTCTAGCTTTTGTACAATTAAACAGAGATGGGACTACGACCGAAACAACCACAGTTGTTTCTGGTTCTGACAGGCTTATTTGGCTATGTACAAGTTTTTCTATTTTCAAGATGAAATCGCCCGAAGAGATAGCTGCCGATGGAGAGAGCAATGGCAACAGAAAATTAGTTCCGGTTGTAGCGCGTCACGGGGAGGGTCTTGATGATGGTGACTACATTAGTATGGTAATGCATGGTAGGTTTGGCAGAATCGAGCAAGGTTTAACAAGAAACGAGATTCATGAGAATGAAAGATCGCGGGAAGAAGGGTTCGAGACAGATGATGTCGAGTCAGAAGATATCTTCGATATCTAATGAACTACTTCTACACATCGAAAAAGTTTTAACTCACTTCGATATAAATTACGTTGAATTTCCAAATAGGCTTGCCTTTCCATGTCCAGTTCATGGTGGCGATAGTCCTGAAGGATGTTGTATTTTTACTGATGGGACAACCAAGCAGGGCAATTGGACTTGCTGGACGCAAGGATGTCAAGAAGAATACATTGACAGTTTGTTTGGATTCGTTCGAGGATGTTTATCTTACCACGCAGACAGAAAAGTTTCGATGCAAGAGACAGTTGACTTTTGTCTAGATATAATCGGAAAAGATTTTGACGAAATCAAAGAAGCTCCCAAAAAGAAATTTAAAACGTTAGATGTTTTTAATCGTCGTATTGAAAGAGAGGAAGGGGTAATATCGAGATCTGATCTACGGGGAAAACTAAATATACCTGCTCAATATTATTTAGGAAGAAATTATAGCCAACTTGTTCTTGAAGCTTTCGACGTAGGCGAATGCACGACTGGCAATCAGCCAATGTCTGGCCGCGTAGTAGTGCCTGTTTACGATGAAGATTATAACTATGTTGGCTGCGTTGGTCGCGCAATTAAAGAACATCTAAAACCTAAATGGCTACACAGTCAAGGTTTCAAAAAAAATGTTTTATATGGGCTAAACCTCGCAAAAGAAGAGATAATGAATACAGGAAGCGTCGTCTTAGTCGAAGGACAGGGAGATGTTTGGAGGCTCCACGAAGCTGGCATCGCTAATGCCGTTGGCATTTTTGGGTGCAGTTTGAATGAAGACCAGCTAATATTATTGGAGCAAAGTGGCGCGATGAACGTAGTCATACTTACTGATTATGATGATGCGGGAAATGGCGCTGCTGAGCAAATCGTAAAAACCTGCGGACGGCGATTTAATTATATTCGTCCAGAAATGATTGAAGGTGTCAAAGACGTGGGTGATTTAACAGTTCAACAAATAAGAGAATTTCTATATCCACAGTTAAAAGGATTTATAAATGAAAACTAAGGTCATCGCCTTCGCTGGCGGTAAAGGATGCGGCAAAACAACAAGCATGAATTTTCTGCATGGATACCAAATGCGCGCCCATCGCATCATTGAAAACTTTGGGGTGTCCAATCGAGGTCAGCTCATCATCAAGACAGATGTTGAGACAGAAAGCGGCAAAATAGAGGTCGCAGACACTTATATGGACATCAATAGAAAAGATGTAGAATTTATCGAATGGGCTATGTATAATATGTGGCCGTTCGTTAAAAAATACTCTTTTGCAGACCCTCTGAAAGAGATGGCTGTTGGTTTATTCGGCCTTAAAAATGAGCAGGTTTACGGAAGTTTAGAACATAAGAAGCAAGTAGTTCCTCATCTAAGATGGGAAAACATGCCGGGGATTTTGACTCATGAGGTTGCTGAAGAAGAATGGGGGTATTTGCGTCTGAATTATGATAGTAAGGCAATGCAAAAAGAATTTTCTAAAATAAATCTAACATATCATACCGCAGGCCCAATGACCGTTCGCGACTTCCTACAACATTTCGGCACAGATATTTGCCGCAAAATTCACCCAAATATTTGGGTCGATAGATGTCTGCAAGACATTCAGCTAGAGCAGCCACTACTCGCAGTAATAGATGATTGTAGATTTCCTAACGAAGTTGAAGCTATTCAGGAAATAGGCGGCAAGGTTATCGGACTTACTCGCTCTACTGAAGGGGTAGATCATCATTCCAGCGAACAGGAAATAAAAAAGAGCTGGGACAAAATAGATCATGTTATCGACAACCAAGATATGACAATACATGAAACGTGCGCAGCTATTATAGAAGCAATTGAAGGCTTTGGATGGTTGCAGGAAGAAATTGTTGCGGACTCAAAGAACACTAGAAAAAAGAAAATCCATAAAATTAAGGAAGACTAATGATAGTAACCTATATTCGTAGCTCCAGCTACAATAATTATGAGTATTGTCAAATGCAATACTTTATCACTTATGTTTTAGGTCATCAAAGCTTATCTGGTAAAAAGGCTCAGCTAGGCACAGTTGTCCACAAAGTCATGGAGGTTCTTGCCGCCTGCACCAAAAAACTGCAAGAAAATGCAGACAGTAAAAGCTTGTATATCAATGACGACGCTGTGGGCAAGGTAAATTTTACTCCAAGATCTTTGACTACAAAAAAATTCGTTGCCAAAGTTTTAGATCTGAGTTATAAGCATTACACAGAAAATTGTCATCACTCCTACAAGCCTGCTGATTTTAGGTTCTGTGAGGAGCAGGTCAAGACTGCACTAGAATTTAACGAGGGACAGTTCGATCCTCGGAATAGAAATATCGTAGATACCGAGCCGCAATTTGATATTCCTATTGAAGAAGATTGGGCCAAATTTAAGTATAAAATGCCTAATGGAAAAATGATGGAAGGTCAGCTTGCAATCAAGGGAACAATCGACTTAGTTACTCAGGTTGACGACGGTGTGATCGAAGTTGTGGATTGGAAGACTGGGCGCAGGTTGAATTGGGCGACGGGTGAAGAAAAAACTTATGAGAAATTACTTGAAGATCCGCAACTTCTATTGTATAATTATGCTATCTCTAAACTTTATCCTCAATATGAACAAGCAATCATGACGATATTTTACATTAGGGATGGCGGTCCTTTCAGTATGTGTTTTGACCAGTCGGATCAGGTTAAGTTTTTAGAAATGTTGAAAAATAGATTCGGACAAATTCAGCACAATGAATATCCGCGACCATGCAGCGCTAAGCGCTCGCATTTTAAGTGTACTAAGCTGTGTCATTTTTACAAAAATAATTGGCCCGGAACAAATCAACCTATGTGTAATTATGTTGAAGACCATCTCAAGGCATTTGGTCACGATGAAACTGTAGAAAAGTGTACAAGAGACGGATTTAATATTGGATACTATGAGGCTCCGGGATAATGATTGAAGTACAAATTACAGAAGGGATGAAAAAGCGAGCATGGCGAAAAGCCCGAGAAATGGGGGTTATTAACAATTCCATTATGAAGGGTGATGGAAATATTGCAGGATTTTTAGGAGAAGAGGTTGCAAATTATGTTTTGTGTGGTATAATCAATAACACATACGATTATGATATTGTTACTGGAAACCTTTGTGGAAATAGCCAACAGGTTACTTGGGACGTAAAAACCAAACGTTGCACTAGCCCGCCAAAGCCTTACTATGATTGTTCAGTTGCAAACTACAATACCAAGCAAAAATGCGACAACTATGTCTTTGTCAGGATTGAGAATAAGAATGGGCGATGGGGCCGAGCTTGGGTGCTTGGCTGGTTGCCTCGCGATGAATATTACAAAAAGGCAAGAAAGCTAACCAAAGGCGAAATCGACCCTTCTAACGGTTTTGTTGTTAGGGCTGACTGTCACAATGTTGCGATTAAAGATTTGAACAAACCTTGAGAAATAAAATGTGGAATCCTATAAATTGTAAAACGCACTTCAGTCTACAGACTGCATTTTGCAAAACTGATAAACTAGCACAAAGATGCAAGGAATATGGCTATACTGCCTGTGGTATTGCTGACTTTGAAAGTGTTTCTGGTGCTGTAGAATTTAGTGCAGACTGTAAAAAGCATGGTATCAAGCCAATCATTGGTTGTGAGTTTGATGGTTATATTTTATATGCTAAGAATAAAAATGGATGGTTTGATTTAGTTCGATATGTTTCCAATAAAAATCTAGACGTTCTGAAACAAGTTGCTAAAGCTGGAAATGTTATCTGTGTTACAAAAGAAAAGAATGGATTTGCCAAGCTATTTAAGCATAATCATTATCAGTTAGACTATGAAAATCAAGCGATCTACTATGTTGATCAAAGTGACGCTGATTGTCATAGGGTCATGCTGTGTAGCAAGCTAAAAACTACGCTTAAAAAAATCAAGAACATAGAACACGACTACGAACAGTTTTTTAATGGTGATGACAAGTGGTTTTTGCCTAAGCTAACTGGCAAAACTGCTGGATTTGACATCGCTGATAAATGTGAAGATTACGATCTTGCCGGACCTCCGCTCCTGCCCACGTTTGAATGTCCAGAAGGATACAATGAGGATGAATATCTAACTCAACTATGTAGAGATGGCTGGGCTAAACTGCTTATACCTTCAAACAAGATTGGAAGCAAGGAGTACAAAGACATCTATGCAGATAGAGTAAAACATGAG